GAGATCCGGCCCGTAGATCCGAGCCAGCTGGAGGTACTCCTGCGGATTCAGGATCCACAGGTCGTACACGATCCCCAACTCCTCGGTCTCGGCTTGCGCCTGAGCCCGGCTGAAGTCGTAGCCAGGCCACAGGTTGGAGTTCGACGCCGAAGCGCCCGCCGTGATGACGGTGCTCCAGTTGACTCCGGTGACCAGCCGGTTCGGTGAGGTCTGGACTGCCGCTTCCAGAACCTCGACGGCCCGCTGGTTGATCTTCCGGACGATGGTGTTCGCGAGCATCCGGACGTTCCGAGTGAAGACGGACACATCGTTGCGGTCGCGAGCTTCGACCGTCACGAAGAACTTGCCGCCCCACTTCTCGACCTCTGCGACCTTCGGCACCCTGCGGGAGCTGGTCACGAGCGGGAACTCGTCACCGGGCTGAACGCGCTGGATGTCGCGATCCGAGTACAGATCGTTGGCCTGGAGGTCGTCGTACACGACGGCACCGCCGCTGACGCCGCCCGACGAAGTGAACACCCGGTCTGCGAAGAACCGCTGAAGCGTGAGATCCATCAGCGTTCGGGTGATCCGCGTCGGACTGTTCAGAGCAATGTCCATCGTGATCGTCGTACCGCTCACCGTCGGAGGGCCGAGCGGGTGAGCGACAGGGTTGGGATACGTCTGGGCCTCGATGGCCTCGCGTGCCCGAGTGATCCCCGGCTGTCCGGCGACCCACTGGATGGGCTCGGCCAACGTGACTCTGCTTTTCATTATCCCTCCCCTCTTATGTCGTGAGCAGGGCGACTTCGCAGTCAGCCCCGTTCGCACAGTCGTCGCACGCGGTTCCGATCACGATGCCGGTGGAGAATGGCACCACGGTACCGTCCGCTGCGACCTGGACAGCCTGCCCAGCCGTGATCGCCGCCGAAGCGGTGATCGGAACGATCCCCGCGCGAGCGATGCCCACGAGCTTGTTGATCGTCGGCTGGTCGTACTTTGCGACGCCGAATACCATCTTGCCGGCACCGCCGTTTGCGCCTGCAGCCGAGGGATGCGCGACGCGGTAGGTTCCGCCACCACCAGTGGCGGTCGCGGTCAGGACGACGCCTTCTGCCTTCTCTCCTACCGGCTTGGCCGCCGAGATCTGGACGCAACGCTTGCCCGTGATCGCGGCGGTGGCCATGCCGGTGACGTCTTCGCCTGGTCGCTTGTAAGCGATTAGGTCGTTGGCCACGGCCTAACCCTCCTTGGCGTTGATGACGCGCGAGGCCGTGTTCGCCTGCGCCCGGATGGTCTTGATCTCGGGGAACCACTCCTCGGGCAGACCGCCCGCCTGATCCCCGCCTGTCCCTTCGCCCTCGCCACCCGGCCCACCAGAGCCGCGCGCATCGAGGGGCACGAGACCCTTCTCCAGACCGTCGATGACGGCCTTGTTCCCGTCGAAGTCCGCCGTGAGCGCCTTCGTCCAGTGCTCGCGGCGAGCAGGCGGGATCCGGCCATCGGCCACCGCCGCCTCGACGGTCTCCGAGACACGAGCGGTGATGCGCTCGGTCTCGTGGCTCTCTGCGAGGCTCGCGCCGCGCTTGAGCTGGTCGTACGTCGCGCGATCCAGAGTGACAGTCGCGCTGATTGCCGGCTCACCCGTCGGGGCGGGCTCACCGGGGTCGGGATCTCCAGGTGTCGGCGGATCACCAGGATCCGGCTCACCGGGCGGATCCTCGCCCACAGGCTTTGCCAACTCGACCTTGATCTGTTCCTCCGTGGCATCGTCGGCCAGACCGAGGCGCTTGGCGAGGCTCTGGCGAAGCTCCTCGTCCATCGTCTCTCCTTTCGTGTCCTCTCGTGAAGCGTAGATGACCATGGCGGGATCCGCCACCTTCATCCCGGCGAGCGCGGCCTGCGCCGCAACCGCCTTGTCGGCAAACTGTTCGATAACCGGAACAGGCTCGCCGAACTCGACCTCATCGCCGTTGATTGATACCGACACGCGGCTGATGTCGCCGCCGCCGTCGTCAACGATGAGGGTGAATCCATTCTCCTCGACCCGCTCTCCACGGATCCAGGAGAAGATGTTGTCCTTGCCAGGCCCGTCGTAGTACCTGGTACGGATCTTCTTGACATCGACTGCCGCGTTGATCACGACGCCTTCGGGCTGCTCCGATCCGTACCAGAGCGGGAGGTCTTCCAAGACTGAGCATCCCGGCCAGGCGATCCCGAGGAGTGAAACGTCGGTGATGACCATGTCGTACTTCTTGCCGGTCGCAGTTTCGACGCCGAGCACTGCGTCAACTGAGCGGCTGGGGTAAGCCACGGGCAAGACCTTGGCGAGCCACTCTGGTGTTCCGACGTAGTTCCCGATGATGGTCTGCTGGTTGTCACTCAGTCTCATCCCTTCCACTCGCCCGAATGCCGGCTCGTCTTCCCCCAGGAAGAGTTCATTCGCCTGGGAGTGATGTCCAAGCTTGATCCGAGGAGAGTTGATAGCGATGTCCTGCCCGCTGGCAGCCTGAACTGCGGAAGCCAGCTCCGACTCGGTGAACGTATGAGGGCCGGTGCTGAGCTTGTATTCGATCCCCGTAGAGCAAATGGGTACATTGTCCAGCCTCCAGAGGCCGTCGTCACCCGTGTACGGAGTACCGATGTGCTCCGTCGAAGAAGCCTTGATTGCTCTGAGCCATCTCATCACTTGCCCTTCTTCTTCGCGGGCACGTTCTTGAGCCGGGGGTTCGCCTTCTTGGCCTTCGCACTCGCGTTGCGTGTGCTCTTGGCGAGGATGGCTCCGGCCCGTTCCTTACTGATCCCCTGTTTCTTGGCGATCTTCGACTGCACCGCCTTGAAGCCGGGGTGACCTTTGGATGCCATCACTTCTTCCCCTTCTTCTTTGGGGCCGTCTTCGGAAGCTTGCCCTTGTTGTCGAAGTGGTGCTTCTTAGCCCACGCTGGGCCCTTGACTGCGAAGGCCCAAGCACGCTGCTTCTGTGACTTCGCGGGCATGCTACCTCCCAGGCGGCTTCAGTCCGGCGCTCTTGTTCTTCTTCAGCTGCTTGTGAAGCATCGCGCCCTGTGTCGCCACATTGCTCCGGACGGTCTTGTCCGTCTGACCGCCGACGTTCATGCCGGAGCTGGAACTCGATCCGACCTGAGCTGCCGGCGAACCCTTGAACTTCGGGTTCTGTGTGCGTCCCTTCGCCTTGCCCTTTGCCATGCTTACCTCCTTGTAGTAGACGGCGACGGCCATGACCGGGAGGGAGCAAACCTCTTGCGGGTGACCGTCGCCGTCACTTCCGCACCCCTGAACTCGGCTTGGGCTTGGGTGCAGACCTTGACGGCTGTTGGCCCGGCGGCAGCGCGGCTGGCGGCGGGTTCTTGGCCTTTTCCTTTTGGATCTCCAGAACCTTGTTTGGATCTGGCTGGTTCGGATCCTTCGGCGGCGGCGGCATCTCTTGTACGCCAGCCGAAGGAGGAAGCGGTGCCGGTACCGGACGCGGATGCTGCGCCTCCGGCAGATGCATCTCTTTGCGGATCGCCGCTTCCAGTTCGTCGTCAACGATGATCGCTCCGGTCGAGATCAGTTGGACGAGATCGGCAATGATCAACTCCGGGTCGAAATCGAATGCGAGCCGTGGAACCTGCTCGACATCCTCCCCAAAGTTCCAGTCGATGTCATCCTCGACAACGTGTTCGTTGAACGTGTCCGCGAACCACCAGGCGATAGCTTCCATCCCACTCGCCCAGAAGTCCACGAACGTCGTGCCGAGCGCCCTTGACCCCGTTCGCGTCTGTCCAAGCTGCATGACCATCAGCATGAACTTACGGGCCATCGCCTCGTCGTGGTAGTTTACCGAATCGATGACCGAGCTTTGTAGACCCCTGGCGATATTGAACTTGGCCCCGGACGGAACTGCGCCGCCCGCCGTGTCGCCTACACGGAATCTCTGAGCCATCCGATTGAGCTGGTCGATCTCGTCATTGGTTGCGCCAGGATGGGCCTCGATGTAAGGCACGCCTCCCGCGCGCTCGTGATTGATCGCGTCGATCCGCAGCAGGCGATCCTTGATCAACCAGTTCTTGTAGCACTCGCGGAACCAGGAACGACCGTGCCAGTTGGCTCCCTCCTTGTCCCACACGTACCCGACGAGCCGGTCAATCGGGATTTCCGGCATCGGGTTGTTCCAAGAGGATGCAGTCGGCTGGACGACGTTCTGGACAATCGAGATCAGCCCGCCGTCGTCAGCTACCCGGTACTCTTGAATGGTGATGGGCGGGCGCTCCGCAAGCTTACGCAGGTGCCAAAGGCCGTCACCAGGCCGACCGTTACGCCCATCACCAATGTATCCGACTTGTTCGAAGTAGTAGCTCCCATAGATGCCGGCCTTGAACGCGAGTCGGACGTGATTGCGAAAGCTGAAGCGGTTCTTGAGCCTGCCGCGCTTGATTTCGTCCGTAGACTGACCGAGGATCGGAATGTTGTAGTCGGTCGAGAGCTTGTTGACCATCGCTTCGTCTGCGCCGTTCGGGTCGATCACCCATTCCATCTTGAGGATCGCGAGAAGGGTCGCGTCGTACAACGCCGCGATCTGCGAGTCGTTCCGCATGTTCTGGTAAGTACGGACGGACATCGGCCAGCGGAGCTGCGGCACCGTCTCTTCGGTGTCCACCCAGGTGATCCATGGCGCCATCCCGGCAGGCGAGAATGCCCCATCGAGCACCGAGCCGATCTCGTTGATCGGCGGCGCAGCGCCAGTATTCGTCTTGGTCTTCGGGCGAGCCATTTACCAGGTATGGATCAAATAGACCAGGAAGATGACCGCGATGGCGGTTGTCGCGATCTCCAGCTTTGTGAATGTCATGTTCACTCCTTCACCCGTACGAAGACAGTCTGCTGGTTATTGACGTTCCTCGTTCGCCGCATGACCTCGCCACCGTTGGAGTTGTTGCTGTTACTCGTGTTCCCTTCGATGGCGTAGAAGTTCGGCTTGGTCGTCCACTTCTCGAACAAGCCAACGTGATCGAACTCTCCATCCCAGTCCCAGTCGAAACATACCAAGTCACCGGGCTGAGGATCCGAAGTGATGGAGAGACCGCGATACCCCATACGTGCGTCGGACACGATATACGGCACGTATGCGTAGTAGTTGCCTTTGACGAAGCTCTTGGTCGGCTTCCCGCCGGTCTGGTCAGACCAGGTGCAGAACATCGCGCACCAGGGGCCGATCATGTTATACCACTCGGTGTACTTGCACTGGTTTGAGTTGGGAGGCGATTCCTTGGTACCGATTTCCTTGATCGCCTGAGAGAGACGAGCCTGCGCCGCCGACGCAACGGGTTGGGCTGGAGGCGGCGCAGGCTCCTTACCCTTGAACTTGTCGAATGCCGCGTTGATGAGTTCGACGGCTCGTGCATCCATCGCCATCTCCCCGGCATGAGGCAAGCCCGTCGGGATCTTGATACTCCGCAGAGTGTTGAACGTCTTCTCTCCGACCCAGCCGGTATCCGGCTCCATCTTCTGCTGCCGCTGGATCCCGGCAATGCCGGTGTCGGGGACATTGCCGGACTTGCCGTGACTGAAGGCGTTACTGAACTCCTGATCGAACGCCTGCCACTTCCAGCGGCCAGCCCGCGAGACTGTCCGCTTGTACGCTTCGACGTCAGGGCCGTCAACGCTCGGCTTCTTACCCTGACTTGCGGCGTCGGGAGGATACAGCGGTCGCGGGAACCCCTTGACGGCCACCATTGGGCCGCCAGAGTACGCTTTCTGCCACCACTCGGCCATCACATCTCCATTGTGAGTAGATCGCTCGCGATACTGCCGGCTGCCACCGGCTGTACGACGAGCGGGCCGGAATGTACAGTCGAATAGACGCATGCGTCTGCGCGGTCGGGTGACTTCACCCCGCGCTCCTTCATGTCCTCCTTCGACTCTATCTGGATCTTCCCCGAGCTATCGACCCACCACTTGATGTTCTGTAGCTGCTCCTGCAACTTGAGGTCGTCCGGATCGAGGTCGATGTTCCCCATCTCCAGGTCGTTCCGGAACGTCCAGTAGACTTCCG